GATTATCAGTCACAGATAGATGACATACAAGCGAACCCTCTATATCTGAGTGGAACGCAAGCACAAAGAATGCAGTTAGTTAATAAGGTTATGGCGATCAGAAAGTTAATGACGCCCGAACCTGTTTAATACTAATACCGGACTAGCCTTTCAATAAGGCCCCGAAAGAATGGTGATATATCACTCGCCCATCGGCGTAGATAGAACGGACCCGCGCGTAGCGGACTATCTTTTCGAGGTAATTTTAACTTATATGAAAGGTAAATCATGTCACAACAGATACCAATTGCCTTTGTGGATCAAGTAACCAGCAATATTCTTATGCTGTCGCAGCAAAAACCTGCGAAACTAAGAATGTATTGCGGTGAAGAGCCATGCACAGGTGATACGCTATTTGTGGAACGTATTGGACCTAAGGACGCTCAGGCACGTGGCGCACGTCACGGCGAGACTCCTATTTCTGATGCAGACCATTCAAGGCGAAAACTGACAATTGTTGATTATGTAGTTCCGGCTGACATAATTGACAAACCAGACCGTTTGAAAATGCTTATAGACCCACAGAGTCCGTATGCACAGAATCAGGCATTTTCATTAAATAGGCAGATTGACGATGTTATCATAGCAGCACTTGGCGGTTCCGTTTACGGTGGCCACACAGGCGCTACAACCATTCTAGTTGGGGCAGTAGGCGAATGTCGTCTTATTGACTCTGATGGTACGATTGTTGCCGCTGGTGGAGTACACGCAGGTGCAGCTGAGACAGCATTGACAATTGCTAAGTTGCTAACTTGCAAGGAACTTCTGGACAACGCTGAGATCGACGAAGATCGCCCACGTATTTTCCTTACGAACCCGCATAACATTAACCAACTGTTGAACACCACAGAGGTTAAGAGTGCGGATTATAACACAGTCAAAGCATTGGCGCAGGGCAAGATTGATACCTTTATGGGCTTTAAGTTCGTGAAGAGTACCAGACTTGCAACCGGCACCGATACGGCGGCTACACGTAGTTATGCTTTCGCACAGGATGCGGTAACATTATCGGTTCAAACTGAGCCGAACGTGAGCATTGATGTACGTCCTGACCTACTCAATTCTACCCAGATCTTTTCGACACTGGGAGTGGGTGCAACAAGAGTCGAAGGGCCAGCAGTCGTTTCGATTGAACTAGACACTGCATAATCTTGAAAGGATTATATTATGAGTAAACATGGAACATATCCAAATAATTCGATCATATGGCCTGCGGCACCGCATGATTTCACTGGTGATAACGCATTAGGTTATTACACTACAGAAACCACACAGAGGTATGCGTGGGGCACACGTGGCATGACTTGGGACGGTAAAGTATTTAGGTACTCTCGTTCTAAGGATACAGTGTATGCTGGTTACGGTGCAGTAAATGGTGCGTCTGTAGATGTATCAGATTTGATTAACTCCAATATGAAAGCGGCTATTGTTGCTGGTGATAGGTCTGTATTTATGACTATCGCCGCTGGCGAAGGCTACGACAATGGTGCTATAGCTGAGGACGAACTTGTTGGCGCAATGTGCGTCATTGGTCATGGCAGTGCTGCTACTACAGAATGTCGTACAGTAATAGGCAACGAAGCCGTAGCGGCTGGTGGCGGAGACATAATGATTTATGTTGACTACCCCTTTGCTCTTGCGCATGCAATTGCTATGATGGAGATACCACTTAATCCTTACGGTTATCTTTTGAAACCATCCAATTCAATTGCCTCTGTTATGGGCGTACCAAATATCACTGCAACCACAGGCCAGAATCTATGGATTCAGACTTGGGGTTTATGCTGGATGGTACCTGGTGGCGGCGATGCTACACCTGGTGATGCTACTGCTGACAGAATGGCTTATTTTGTTAGTGATGGCTCTATCAATGGTGGTGGATCAGTCACTATCGAAACAGGGCTGCAACCCGCTGGCTTCATTACCGACTCTACAGAAGGCGGTACTGGAACAATGCCTATGGTAATGTTACAGATTAGTATTTAGTTTTGGTGGGGAGGGCTTCTGTGGCTCTCCCCCTTTTTTAAGGAATCAATTATGGCCAAGAAACCAGCAGAAGAAACGAAACCTCCTTGTTCAGAAGAAGAACGAGCGAGATGCGAAGAAGATCATAGATTGGCTGCTAGGCTAGAAGACCGATGCAGTTAATATCAGAAAAACACAAAGCGCCGCCAGAAATAGTGCCAGTGGGTACAAGTGAGAGCGATATTAGACAAGAGGTAAATCGTCGAACCTGTAAGGCTGGTTATACTGACAGCGACGGTCAACAAATGATTAGCAGAAGTAGCGGCGCAGGAAAAGGTGACGCACCTAGACCTATAAACAAAGACGAATATGACAAGGGTTACGAAAGAATCTTTGGCAAAAAAGACTTACTAAACACATGGCCTCGCGATGAGCAGGGCAACTTAATTAATTAAGGAGTAAAATTATGGCAACAACAGCGGTAGAAACACTATACGCATTTGTGTATTGGCTGAAACACAACCCCGTCAAATCAGTAGAGGCTGGTTTTACGCATGACGATCTTGATGCAATGGTAGCAGCTTTTTGTACGGTAAACACTACGACCGCTACACTATCTACGACTGATCCGTTATCTTATGGCGCGGACACGGATGTTCCTGGTAAAATTAACACTGGAGCACAACTTGCAGATGGCGCAGGTGTATCATTCACTACACCATCTCAAGCGGTGACTGACCAATCTAAATATCCTGATACTCATTACGGAGAATAATCATGGCTATTACAACACCTACAATAATCGTTGAAACTGGAATGAACATAGCTAGTGTTGGGTATTGGTCTGTGAACAACGACGAAGATGACGCAACTCCAGCAGTTGCATTAAAGGCTGCTACTGGTGCTGGCACTGCGTTATATCTCACCCATGTAACAATGAGTGGTCAGTTGTCGGACGTTGCAGTAACACTTGAAGACGAAGATGGAACTGTATTGTTCGGACCTATAACCCTTCAAGCTGATGGTGACGGCCTATTCACTAAGGACTGGAAATACCCATTGAAACTTACTGATAATAAAGGTCTTGCTGTGAGTGCAACTAATGGAGTTGCTTTTACGGTTTACGTTGAAGGCTTTACTGGTCAAGCACCAATATAGGAGATTTTTATGGCTGGCTCAGAACTCGAAAGACCGTTGACTGGTGACGAATTTATTCCGATAGCTAGAAGTGCGCCTTGGGCAGTAAACAATAACGAAGACGATGCCAACACGGCTCCAGTATTGATTAAGGCCGCACCTGGTGCAGGAAGCGCACTGTATTTGACTAGTTTAGTTTTAAGTAAGTCTACATTGTTAGCAGACCAAGCTATTACACTTGAAGATGTTAGTGGTAATGTTTACTTTGGTCCGATATTCCTGATGGACATTGGCGGTTCTATCTATAAGAAAGATTTTCCAAGACCACTAAAGTTTGCTGATAATCTAGCGATATATGTAAACGAAAGCGTCGGTGGCAAGGGTAGTGCGTTATTGGTTTATATAGAAGGTTTTACTGGGCAAAGCCCGATAGGATAAAATCATGGCATTAAGCGAAACATTAACTGAAACAGCGATATGTAATATGGCTCTTGGCAAGATTGGTTCTTTAACTATAGAAGACAGCGTTGAATCTGATAACAGTGTTCAGGCCATTCAGTGTAGGCTTCATTACGAAGAAACAAGAAATGCATTAGAGGAATCTTATCCGTGGAGATTCACTTCTGATAGAGAGACTTTAACAGTATCCGCTGATACTCCTGATTTTGAGTGGGATTATCAATTTCCACTACCTGATGACTATCTTGCAATGAGATCTATTTATGAAAATAGATTTTCAGATGTGAATGTTCGTTCTTATGCCCTTGAAGGTACAATGCTTTTAACGAATGAATCAGAGATGGAAGTTCGATATGTAAAAAAAGTCACAGATGTTACAAAGTTTACTCCCCTATTTATTAAGGTGTTAACCCTACTTCTGGCCGATGAAATGGTTGGTCCTTTGGCTGGAGGTGACGCACGGATACAGAAAAAGATTGATGCTGCAATAGAAAATGTGATGCCATCCGTAAGAGCGATGGCTGCTCAGGAAATGAACACGGCAGGTAGTCTTGAATCAGGAACATGGAACGATGCAAGATATGGCAGTAATCCAGATTATCCGATGAGGTATTAATGGCTGGTGAAATATGGACAACTTATAAAATATCAACGTCTATATACGCATTGATATGGCGGCAATCTGACAGTGCTGTATGGAATGATCTTGAAGAGGATTTTGAACAGTTCTCTGAGACTAGAATAGACGAATATGATATTCCGTTAGTTAATCCGGTTGGTTTGCCGAATTATTATTCGGTAGATTTTCCAACAACAATAACAGATTCTGCTATTTATAATGTGCAAATAATGATAAGAGCAGGAGCAATGCCAGCAAGAACAGACACTGGTATGGGGCAAGGGGAAATGTCTTGGGGCGGTGAAGAAGAAATTAATATTCTTAACTTATTAGCGCAAGGGAGTAGGGTGCTGAACAGATACCCGACAAGGAGTTATCCAGATGTCTAATATAGATATAATACGTTTCAATGGTGGTGAAGGTACAGACCTGATTGATGCTAGGAATGATATTGAAAAATATGCTGGTCTTTGTCGAGTATTAGAGAACTTCTTCCCAAGGATATATGGTCCAGCAGAACGCAGACCAGGAACACGATTTGTAAAGGAAGCAAAATGAGAATAAAAATTGGTGATAAACTCGTAGAGGCTGATGCCTCTGGTAAAATTAATGCGACAGCAGAAGAGATTCGTCATCCTGACGGACGCAAAGATGTTGTCATTCATGTGCCGTGTCTACAGATAGCGGCAAAGAAAGTAGAGGGTTAAGATGGCCTCAGGGATTTATAATCGCTTCAAAGCAAATTTGATGAACAAGGTAGTTGATTTGGAGGCAGACGTTATCAAGGTGGCACTGTATGATAATAGTCATGCTTTTACGGCAACGGATACCGATTATACAACCACAAATGAACTGGCAACTGCTGGCGGATATACGCAAGGTGGTGTTACGCTGGCTGGTAAGGAAGTTACGCAGGCGGCAACGACCAAGTGGGACGGCACAGACTCAGCATGGACAACTTCAACCTTTACGGCATACCATGCTGTAATCTATGATTCAACTGCTGGGAATGATCTAATTTGTTCCATAGATTTCGGCGGAGCAAAAGAGGTTGCCGATGGCACGTTCACTATACAATGGGACGCAAGCGGAATAATTACTTTAGCGTAAGGAGATAGATCATGGCTACTAAACCTACGCCAGGCGGCTCTGATGGTACATACGGGACGGAACTGAATGCGTTCCTGGACATATCTTTAGCGTCTGATGGCAAAGTAATAAACGAAGCATTGCAAACCGCATCTACCGCTCCAGTTGCAGATGCGGCACTTGCTAACAAGAAATATGTTGATGATACAATAGCAACAGCAGTTGCGGCGGCAGTTCTAAGTGTTGGTTTTTATAAAACAAGCAATACTGTTGTTTTTAATACAAGCATGACTGGTGCGAATACATGGCAGGACTTAGATTTAAGTGCGCAAACCGGCGCTCAAAGAACTCTTGTGTCATTACAAGTCAAAGGCACTACCAATGGAACTACATATCAATTGAAACCAAAGGATAGAGGATCGGCCGCTTTCGCAAATCATACGGCACAAAGCTTTGCGGGGCCATCTTCTTTCCAGACTAACGCTACAACGTATCAGTATTTAACAGTCGAAACTGACGCCAGCGGTGTAGTACAGCATGGTTCAAGTAGCGCGGCTGCGACATGGGAAGTAACTTTATTGGGTTTAGTCAAATAAACATGATATTAAGGATGTTCAGTGGCACACATATTTGATACTAATTCAAGATTCACCGGAAGCTCTAATCCTCTTACAAGCGACTATACTTGTGGCTCAAGCGCCACGCTTCTAGTTGTTGGTATAATAACAAGTGGTTCGACTAAACGCGCAGGCGGTGCGCCAACTTATAACAGTGTAGCCTTAACGCAGGCAGACGAAACACAACAGCATGGTACTAACCCAGAAATAAGTTGCGAGTTGTGGTATTTAACAGACCCAGATGTCAGTTCTGCCTACCAAATTAGTATTCCAAACCCTGATTCTCTAGTATTGCATGTTCAGGCATCAAGTTATAGTGTTCCGGCTGGATTTACAAGCGCATTAGATGTTGATGGAGGTAGTTCTGGAACTTCCGCAAGTCCTTCTGTGTCAGTTACTCCGACTGTAAATGGAGCGGTCGTAGTGGGCGTGCTTGGCAGTGGTGAAGATTTTATTCCAACGGCACAAACTGGAACAGAGCTAAACGCAACTGATAACGGTTCTTATGCCGATGCTAACCAGTACACATTACAAGTTACTGCCGCAGCAATAGCGACTGGCTGGACAACCCAGACATACGGAGCAGGAGTTTATGGTGGAGGTATTTACAATGGCGATGATGACTGGTGCATGTGTGTAGCTGCATTTAAACAGACCAATGTAACTGTGACAGTAGAGCCTGATGTGTTGACTTTGTCTTTAAGTGTTTCACCACCAGCTATTAGCATTGACGATAGTATTGATGTGCTTCCAGCTACAGTAACAATAACGGCGACATTAAATGCGCCAACTGTTGCAATAGACTATACTGAAGAAGATACAACACGAACCCTTTCGCTTGCTCTTAATGCACCATCTGTAGTTATCGGTCACACAAATGAACCGTCTGAGTTTGCATTATCATTATCTCTTGGTAGCGTCTCTATACAAATAGAACAAGATGTAACCGTTATACCGTCTTCGATTGCACTGAGTTTGGAAATAGAACGTCCTAATTCACTGGCTCCACTTGATGTTGTTAGAATGATGCCTTTTATATACTCATCTGATATAGCTTATCCAATTGAGTTTGGCGAAGAGTACGCCAGATTTTATTTTGATGGGGAGCCGTTATTAGGTGACGCAGATGCCCATGTCGAAATAACGACACCATACGAATCCTCAGAGTTACTCAGTTTGCAAACAGAACAAATCGCTGATGTTATGTGGATTGTGTATGGTTCTCACTCACCAGCAAAACTAAGCAGAACGACACCAACAACATTCTCACTGGACGATGCCGTATTCAATAAAGGCCCGTTTATCGAAAGAAACGATATAGCTAATGACGATGGCGTTACTATGAACGTGGACGTGACTGGTGCTGGTGAAACAGGGACACTGACTCGCTCATCAGGCACATTCCAGGCTGGTCATATCGGCGCTTTGTTTGAACTTACCCATCCACGAATTAATCGCCAAACTAATGGAGTTAAAACTGGTACTGAGACTGGAATTATAGGCGAAGCGATAGAGGTTCTTGGCGATTACACATTTTCTATTACTACTACAGGTTGGGTAGGGACGGTACGTCTTCAAAAAAGCACAGATGATTTTGCAACAACTACAGATTTGCAAACTTTTTATACTGGAAAGTCAATTAAAGGTACAGAGACTACGGAGGATGCTCAGTATCGTATAAACGTAACTGCCCATACGTCTGGGAAAATATCCTCAAGTTTACTAGTGAATACTAATTCAGTTGAAGGCTCGGCAACAAGTGTTGGCGTAATAAAAACTCCGATCGACATTGAAGGCAGCTTTAATTTTAACACACAGGGCAACTGGGGAGCCACCGTAGTATTAGAAAGAAACGAAAATGATGCTGGATGGGAACCATTCAGGACATACACTTCAAAGCTGGTAAGTAATGTTGGAAGTAGAAATGTTCAGTTTGAAGGCATTGAGCAAGAAGATAATGTTAGATTCCGCATGAATGTAACGGCATATACGAGTGGCACAGTAAATGCCGACCTCCATGCCACATCAAGCACGCAATCAGGCGTAGTACGAATAAATGGTATTGAATCAAATACAAAAGCAGAGGTAACTGTTGTATCTGCGATTAGTCAAACAACAGATACTAAAAGATGGGCTGAAGGTTCGTGGTCTACGTTAAGAGGTTATCCGTCTGCGTTTACATTCTTTGAAGAACGTGCAGTATATGGTTTTACAGATTCAGACCAACAGAATATATGGTTGAGTAAGACAGGCGACTTCGAAGATTTTAGAGCTGGTATCAACGACTCTGATTCATTTGCTCTTACATTGCCTACAGCTAATAAGGGGAGATGGTTGGGTTCGCTTGGCACACTTGCGGCAGGTACGGCGGGAGATGAATGGCGAATAAAGGCTCCACTCGACGAAGCTTTGACCCCATCCAATTGGGACATGAAAAAGCAAACAGCATATGGCAGCTCGGACATACAGGTATTATCTGTCGGCTCAGTTCTTTTGTTTGTTGATTTTGTTGGTCGCAAGATTAGAGAATTCACTTTTAGGGATGCTGACCAAAAATATGTAGCACCTGACCTAACATCTCTGGCAGAACATATTACGGTATCAGGTATAGCTTCGGTAGCTCATCAGAAGAATCCTGATTCGATTTTATGGTGTGTGCTTAATAATGGCAATCTTATCACGTTAAGTTATGAACGTGATCAGAGCGTTGTTGCATGGGCAAATATGCCTATGGATGGGTTGGTCCAATCAGTAATGGTTATACCATCTCCATTAGAGGACGAAGTTTGGATTTCCATCGTACGTGCAATTGACGGCGACAATAAAGTGTATATAGAAAAGTTCGAACCAAGAATTCTTGATATTAGAAAAGAGAACGCTTTCTTTGTTGATAGCGGTATAATCTATACTGGACCAGCAACAGATACTATCACTGACTTGGAACATCTTGAAGACAAAACAGTTAAAATTCTAGCTGATGGCGAGGTTCTTGACGATCAGCGAGTCACGGATGGCAAAATATCACTTACTACTCAGGCCTTAAACGTAAGGGTTGGTCTGGGATTTGAGTCAAAGCTGACGCCAATGCGAATGGATTCTAATACTTCAACAGGTACTACTCATGGCAGTATTAAGAAGATACACGAAATAGTGGTTAGCTTCAAGGATACTGTTGGCGCTAAATACGGCAGAGATGACGATAATCTATTTGATATTAATTTTGACGAAGCAAGACTAAAGAATAAAAGCAAAATAGATGGCCTGTTTACCGGAGATGTAACAGTCCCATTTGCTGGCGGGTTTGATATAGACGATTCAATGGTCATATCACAGTCCGATCCGCTACCATGTGTAGTGAGGGCTATAATACCAAGAGTGGAGAAGTCAGGACGATAATGGAATTTAGACCAGCCACACAAGAAGACTTGGCATTTGTACGGCAGAATCCTTTTGAAGGAGCAGTTAAAAACTACCCATATATGGAATGCCCAGACGAGAACACTTACTGCATGACATATGAGAGTGCTATTGTCGCCGTAGGCGGCCTGTGCGTTCGCTGGGAGGGCGTGGGACTGTTATGGCTGATGTTGACCGATGATTGTAAGAAGAACGGCATACATGGCGTTAGGATCTTAATGGCGATACGCGAGAAGACTGAGCATCTAATAGAGAAGAACAACCTCTGGCGTGCCGAAGCCATGGTAAGGGTTGATTTTGACAAGGCTGTTGAGATGATAGAATTTTTAGGGTTCGAGCGGGAAGCTACATTGGAAAAGTATGCACCAGACAAAACAGATATGTATTTATATAAAAGGATACTATAATGGGCGGATTAGGCATTGCAGCCAGTTTAATATATTCAGCGAATAAAAGTAAACCAAAAACAGTTAAACCACCACCTGTAGTCGCTACGCCACCTGTTCCAACTGAAACCGATGAGGCTGGGGATCAAGCAAAGAAAAATCGTCCTCGTGGCAGACAGGAAACGTTTCTAACTGGAGATCTTGTTCCTGAAACAGATAAAAAGAAAAGGTTAGGGTAATATGTCTGGATTATTTGAGAGCTTAAGTGGTGCAGGTGGCATACGGGCGCAGGGTAAGTCTGAGCAGAATATAGCCAACTTCAATGCAGAAACCGAAAGACAGAAAGCGATTGGTGAACGTGCCAAGGCTGGGTTCGCTCAGAAGCGACAGGCCAAAAAAGGTGCGGCCATTAAGAGCGCATTAGAGACCAAACTCGGTGCAGCTGGTGGATTAAGCTCACCTGTTGCTGGTGATTTAGCTGCTGAACAAGATGGTGAGCTTGAACTTGAAAATCTCTTGATAGGTTATGAGGGCGAGGTTCTTGCGCAACAGCATGAGTCTCAGGCTGTACTTGATATATTTCAAGGTAAACTGTCCAAGCTGAAGGGTAAGGCTGGAGCCAGAGCCGCAAATGTCCAGTTTGGCCTGCAACTGGCAAGTTTGGGTATGTCTGCTGGAATGGGCGGTGGTGGAGGGAGTCCTATTGGTGAATTCTCTGGTTCGCCCGGGCCAACTCCAGTATATGCGTAAGCCAATCATTTGGATTATCACAAAGGAGTAACATGGCAAAATTTCCAATACAAGAAGCTAGGCAGACACTAGGGTTTAATCCTGCTACTGCTGTACGCGCAAATTTAGATACAAGAACTGCTGACGTTGGCGCGGCGATAGGACAGGGCGCGGTTAAGCTGGCTAGCCAGGCTATTGCTATACATAAGAAGCGTCAACAGATGACCGACTCTAATTCTTCATCGCAAGCCAATGACATAAGAGACTTGGCAGATAAGAACTTTGAGAAATTCAAACTGGAGAATTCACAAGATACATGGCAAGCAGAAAGAACTAGGCTATCAGAAGTTGCAACTCAGCAAATAGGTGGACTTGAGTTCTCTGAACGAGCATTAAATAACGAACTTACAAAGAACCAAGGCTACGGTAAGATAGCAGACGCACAGGCTTTTGTTGACTCCACGAGACAGTTACAAAAAGAAACAATAATAATTCAAGACCAAGCACTAGAGAATGCCTATGCTACAAATGACCCAAACAAGATTAAAGACCAGTCTAATATATTCATGAAGAGCATGATTAGCCAAGGAATGAATAAAGATATAATCAAGATGAAGATGGCGGCACACAGAGAGGGTGGCAAGGCGAAGAGGGTTGTAACTCTGGCCTCTGGTGGTGACTTTGAAGAGGCAAGGGCGCTTGTTGGAGATACCAGTTTTGATGACCCAAAAGATAGGGAATCAATATTAAATACTATACGCCTGATGGAGAGCAAAAGGTTTGATTTATCTGCCGAGAGAGATTTTGCTAACAATAAAGATTTCACTGTAAAGATTTTAGATAAAACCGCAGACCTACCAAGCGAAGTTGCTAAAAGTAAACTGCCAGACACATCTACTGATCCAGACAAAATAGCCAAGGACGATTGGAACGACTGGATAGATGGCTCATTTACTCCTAATCAAGATATTACGACTCCAGCGGCCAGCGGAACTATCATAGATACAGTAATAAATCGTTCAAAGAAAAGAATAGGCGAAGAGGCGGCACTAAAAACTGTTCTAGAAACTATGTATGGCGACAGGGAGTTGACTGATGCAGACTATGCGTGGGCGATAGATAAATTACAGAACCCATATCCTGCTAAGATAGCCAGTGACTTGGGGCGCATAACGGAAGAAAACAAATCTACCGCCAGACATTGGTATACATCAAACAGATACGATGTTGCAAGAGTACAGAAAGTAAATTCTGGTCTTATAGCCTATGTGGACTCCGAGCTAAAGGCTGACCGAATCCCAGATTACGATGAAATGTATACAGTTTCTGCACAGTTAATGGCTTCAAGTGATGAGGCAAGACCAAGAGGTGAACCGTCTACAAAAACAGTTACAGACCCTAACTTACCAGAACTAACAATAGAGCAATTATTGAAGAAGATAACTAAATAATGCCCACTAAACTTGACTATATAGATGAACTGGAATCACGGTATGGTAACTCTCCAGAGATAGATGAACTTCGCAGTAGGTACGCTCCGCCACGTCGCAGTCGAGAAGAGGTGGAGTCTATGGCTAACGATATTCTTGCTAAGTCTAAGAGTCTTCGTGTTCCAGTACGCGCAGTAGAAGATAACATAGAAGAGTTACAACAGTTAGAGGCTGGACCAGAACCAAGTGCAGTTGTAAGAATGTTCAATAAATACATCAAAGACCCCATCTCAGAAAAGACTGGATTATTCCAACCATATATAGGTGAGTATACAAGGAACAGAAAAGGAGAAGTAGTAGAGAAGCGGTTCAGAAACGAACAGATACTAAAAACAGCTACTGGTGCTGGTCTGCATTTCTTTGCTAAATATGCTTCAGGTAGGGGCTTATATCTTCCAGACGTAATAGTCAGTTCAGCAAACCAATATCTTGTGGACGAAGATACTATACCGCCAGAATCACTGGCTGATTTAGTTGATACATGGACTGGCTTTGAACCAACAAGCACAGAAAAGACTGCTGGTAAAGGAGCGGAATTTCTCGGCAGTCTTAAATCTGTAGGTGGCCTTGTTTCTCCTACTGTTGCCAAGATACCGGCGGCTGCGGCATTAAAGATAGTATTGGGTGGTGGCCTTACTTTTGGAACAAGAGAGGCAGCAGATCAGGCCGCACAGAAGATAATAAAAGGTGAACCAATGGACTGGAAAGGCATCCATTTCCAGAGCGGTATTGGTGCTTTATGGGGAACAGGCGAAGTTGCAGCGGCGGCTGTATTAACTAAGCTTTGGCCTGCTATGAAAAGGTTAGTTAAATCTGCATCCAAGAATCACCAAGCCGAGGTACGTGCGCAGGTTCGCAAAGATGTCGTTAGGGCTAGGGACTATTATAAAAAGAATGGCAAGATGCCGCCTGACCTAATGAAGAAATATGTCCACGGCGAGGCTGGTATAGATGCCACGAGACAGGCAATACCTGCATCAGAAGTTAAGGTTCCAGCGGACTTCGGTAAGAATCCTATTACAATTAGTAAGGGTGGTATTGTCCAGCCAGCTGTTGCGCCAGTTAAGGCAGTGCCTAAACCAATATCTACAAACGTCATAGGCAAGAGAGAACAAAAAATTGCGAAGAGTATTAGCCTAGACAAGATACTAAAAACTACACCAGACTTCCTAGATGCTGACCAAATAAAAGGTGACATGGTTAAAGTTTATAGGGGTGGACACGGGAAAGAATTAAAAACTGGAAGGTATGTGACTTTTGATGAAAGCTACGCTCGAACGTTTGCGCAAGGCAAGCCAGTGTTAGGAAAATGGGTACCAATAAAAGATATTGTAGTTCCGCCAGGAGTTGATTCTTCGTCAAGGCGAGAGGCGTTTTATGCTCCCGCTCAGACTATTCCCGAAGAGGTCAGACCTCTCACCGAAGAAGACGTAATAAAGAGACCAATAACTAAGACGAAGACGGTTAGCTTAAGAGAGAAATTCTTCGATGAAAATATTGGTGCCGACCCAACATTAGATAGAGGAATACCTAAAGACCAAAGAAAAGCTCTCGGGTTGGTCGGCAAGAAGGTTATAGACAATGTGTCTGATGGACAAATAAACAAAGATACAATCTCTAAAATAACAGAACATTACAGAAAGAAATACGACCTTGACTATGATATTATAACACCATCATATATACAAAACAATGGCCTAGAGGGACGAATAGTTGATAGTCCTATGACTACTATTACAAAAGAGGAGATAAAACAACTCAACAAAACAATACCGGAAGGCGAAAAGTTACCGTTGCATAAAGATGGTCTTATTGTGATAAAAGCCAAAGACTATAAGGTTATTGAGGATTACGGCCCAACCGTTACTGTTGAAAAGCAATTAGGCAGAGAAGACATAGGTATATTACGACATGAAATAGAACATATACGCGATCTTAAAGAAGGTTTCAATGTTTCTAATGACCCGCTGATTCGCAAGAGTAAGGGGTATAAAGAACTATCTAGGTTCGGCAAAATCCAAGCTATAGGAAAAGGACATCATAAAAACTATGCTGCTTTTGAGTTCGATTATCTGTATGAACATCAACCTACACCAAAAGAAGAAGTCCGCCCACTTACCGAAGAAGACGTAATCAAGAGGCATGTTGGTGACTTCCGAGAAGGCTCTACCACACTACCATCCATAGCAGTAGATGAGATATTGGCTACGGCTAAACTTCATGCCAAGAACCTAAAGAATATAATTACTAATTTACCCAAGACTATCTCATTCCATACAGGTAGGGCGGCAGAGGTTATAGAGAAGAACTATGGTAGCATCAAGGCCGGTAAGAGTCTGGCTAAGGATACAAGAGAGATAGCATTCCAGACTGCGCAAAGGAAATCCTCGCAACTGAATGATCTAGAGAAAATCATCAAAGGATTGTCTCATGCCGATAGAATTAAGCTAGGCAAGATGGGGCAGAAACGGGCAGCATTTGCTAGAAATACAAAACTAGTAGCTATTAATAAGAAGCTATTAGAATTAATGGATAGGGATATGCTAGATGCCGATAAGGCTGGCTACCGTAGATTAATAGGTGGCGAATGGAATAACCTTGAAGGCACTGGTGGTTGGTTCCCTCAGACCTTAAACGACGTTGGTAAGCTAAATGTAGCCAGAGCTAAACAGAGCGGCTTAGGCGACCCACACGTGCGTGCAGCGGCAGAAGAGATGGTAGCTAATGGCACGGCAGAAGATGTAGATTCAGCGCTCGGTAGAATGGTAGACTGGAATAATCAAGAGGTTAGAGGTTCGCATGGTTACTTTGAAAGAACAAGAACTATCCTGCCGGCCACATGGGTAGAGTTAGATATAGCCAAAGTATTACCACATGCAATCAATAAGAATGCTAAGATGATAGCAGCGGCTAAGGTGTGGGGCGTAGAGCAACAAGCTCCAGAAGCTAACCCGTTAACTGAAAGCAATCCAGACGTTGACGAACAGAGATTAGACTTCACTAAAGCCAAGCAATACATAGGCGAGATAGGACAGGAGTTTGGCCAGCAAGATGCAGAGGCTATTAAGAAATGGATACGAACTGAATTCGGCCTTGCTAATGATATACCTAAGTTCGTAGAGGATGCCGTCAATCTCATCAATAGGTATGAAACAAACGTGAGGCTAGGTTTTAGGGTTCCGTCGGCAATAAGAAATGCCACACAGGGTGATGTGAATCTATTTACCGCTCCTGCGTCTGCACATCTTAAAGCCGCTCACGTAGTCTTATTCCGCAAATGGAATAAAGAGGCGGCCAAGCTATATGAAGATGCTTTGCGATCTGGTGCTGTTGGTGGCGTAAAGGAGATGGTAGAGTTTGAACAAGGTACAAGCGACGAACCGTTGTCGGCTGGCCTTGCATTAAAATTGTTCACGGCGGCGGAGGAAAGCGTACAGATAAGGGCGGCTCTAATATCTAGATTCTCTGCTGAGGCGCATATAAGAGACTTGGCTAATCTCAAAAAGGACGGGACTCTAAATAAGATACTGCAAAAAATAAGATATGTCTCACTAAATCCAGAGGGTTATCTTGAGAACTTTATAAGGAATAGAACATTTACTAATCCTATAACAGAGAAAGAACTAGACGATATATGGTCTGGTAAGAAGCATATGACTATGGACGATGTTGATAGGGTGATGCACAGAGCATCTGTTGACACACAGTTTATTCAGGACTTCGCTTCAAGGTCTATACCTTGGAAGACTAACCCCTTCCTAAGATTGGGTCTGAAGTTTAAGACATTTGCCATTAACCAAACAAGGTTAATTTATACGGATGCAATTAAAGAGGCTGTTAAGGGGACGTTTGCACCATTATTAAAGTATCTATTATTTTCGACCATGGCTGGTGAGGTATGGAACCTAACGAAAGACTTCATAGGTGGTGGCGATAACGCACTAACTTCACAGCTAATTAATAGACCTGAAAAGAGAAATACAGCAGATATATCATTAGCTCTTGCTAACGACTTTGTTGATGGTGCTGGCGTTGGGATATTAACAGATATGTCTTGGGGTGTTGGAAATTGGGTGCGAGGAGCAGTTGGTCAGACTGGCGTTAATATATTAGAATGGGCAGCTAATCTTAAACATCCAATGATTGCTACAAGACAACTGGCAGGCAAAGAACTATCACTCGCTAGGGACTTAGAAGGTCTTACTGCTAGGGCTGACAAGATGTTCTTTAACGACAATAATATGTTCTTTGAATATAAGAGAACTAGACAGCGAACCTTTGATTGGCAGGGAAGCCAGAAACATCCTGGTTTTGTGGCTGGAGCGGGAAAGATAGCGAAGCAAATGCTAATTGGCCCACAGAAATACCAGACCATTCTTCCATATAAATACGCCGCCAAACAAATAACACTCGGTGATATAGATGATGCAACTGACTATCTAGTGGCCGCTATAAATTCTGACAGTAGGGATTCTGAGACATTAATGGTAAGTATAGAATCGTCTAAACAGAATTTCTCTCCTCTGGGTAATATATCTCAGCAGGATATGGACAAGTTCATGAAGACATTCCAGCCACAAGAAAGACGAGACATGCGCAAGCTAGATAAGAACTGGAACTCCGATTATGATAAGGCTATAAAAGCAGCATATAGAATAACTAAGCTGGAGAGCCGTAAATAAATGCAAATCTACCCAATAGCCAACCTATCCACTTTGCCAGACGTTACCCTTACAGCCCTAGCTGATGAGAACATCTTGCAGTATGACTCTGCTACTACTAAGTGGGAGAACGAGACCCCACTCTCGGTCGGCACCGGCTCATTCCTGCGCCTAGCAGATGAAGACCAGCATGTAACAGGTGGCACGTTCAATCTTACCACGTATGGCGACGTTAAGATAGGCACTACGCTAGGGGCGGAGTTACTTACCAACTGGGATTTCTCGGCTGGTGTTACTGGATGGACGTCCGACTTGTCGGGTGGTTCAACTTTCGCGGCTAATGTAAGTGAACAAGGCGTTCTAACAAGAGGAACAGGTAGCGCCAATGCAATTCAAGACATTCTCACGCTTGGCGAAACTTACAAGGTCACGTTTGATGTAATAGCCGTATCTGGAACTGTAGCCATTCGGGACAATCTTAACCAGTTGTATGTTATAACGACCACAGGGACAGACCAAACATTTACTTTTACCCATACATTAGCAAGTGGTTGGTTTGGGGTGGGAGTTTACTCTGATAGCGACAGTGTTACGTTTGATAATATTTCAGTCAAGCAAGCTACTGACACTGGCATAACATTATCTGGCGGAACGGGAACATTCACCGGTAATCTCGATGTGACTGGCACAGTCAAAGCTGACGGCTCAGGCTCTATTCTAGGCGGAGCGGAGTTTGTAGCTACGGATACAGGTTATTCCAGATTTAACGCCGAAGTATTACAAGTTCGCAGATATGACAATGACTCTGGTGGTGCTAGGCTTAGACTATATAAGGCTGAGGTGGCCGCTGGAGCAGAGGATTATAATTCCAGTGGCAATTCTATAGGGCAATTCGAGGTCGGGCCTTGGAATGGTACGGGCTTCGATACAACCGCCGAGATGCGTGGCGTTGCCACCCAACAACATTCATCAGGCAAGCTTGGCACTAAGATAGAGTTCTATGCCACGCCTGACGATTCAACTACACAGGCTCTTGCCGCTACCGCTTATGGTGGCGATGAGGGATTTGGTGCTGGCATACTTTCAAGGTTCCATGTTAGTGGTAATCTCGGTGCGTCTGGTAGAATAAATGCTATAGATAATACCCAATCACAGCTAAGATTACACCATGTTGGTACGTCGAGTTATCTGGATGTGCATGTTCAGAGCACGGACGGAGATGTGTTGTATACCGCCGCAGGAGATGTACCATCTCATACCTTTGCTAATAATGTGTTCATGTCAGCCGCCGCCGTTATCACAGGCGACCTCACTGTAGACACTAATACGCTGTTTGTTGATAGTACCAGCAGCTATACAGTCCTTAACGGTACGATGGTTCTTAAAGGAACTGCTGATAATAACATCGCTATAGGTTCTGCTATTACTTTACCAGTCTTGACTGATGGCTCTGTACATAACATAGCCATAGGTGATGGAGCAGGTAACAAAGTTTCAAACGGAGATTATAATGTTCTGATAGGGTATCAAGCAGGACTAGACATAACATCTACTGGCTCAAATACTTTTGTCGGAAGAAGATCGGGCTTCAATGTTAATACAAGTCTTAATACAGCATTGGGCTATAATTCTCTTTATTATGTTAAAACAGGGCTAGGCGGGAATACTGCCATTGGAACCTATGCTCTTAATGGTAAATCCGCTACAACAAATAACCACGCCTATAATGTAGGCGTAGGATACCAAGCAGGCTATAAAATTGATTCAGGTGATTATGGTATCTTCATAGGTTATAAATCAGGGTATAATCAAACCTCTCTTGGTAATAGATTCATCATAGATAATCAAGACCGAGGCAGTGTAGCGAATGAAATCATCTATCCTCTATTATATGGAGTAATGAACGCTCAGGACATTGATGACCCAACCCTGCAAAGCCTAAGAATAAATGGAGAAATATTAGGTTCTGCTGGTGCCAAGATTGGCGATGGCGGTGCTGCTAATTACTCTAAATTTGAGGCTGACGGCACACTTGAATTTAATGGCGAAGCTACCGTGTGGAAAGATATAAACATGGGTGCCTCCGTGTTGTCAAGGCCATCCGCCAGTCAGCCTGACGAAGGGAATTTTTTAACAGAAGCCGGCGCAGATACAGGAATAACAACGCTTGCCTATGCTATTGGCGAGAAGGCTTCTGGTTCTATTGAAATGCAACATGACTATAAAGAGGGCAGCGACTTTACTTTCCATGTCCATTGGCAGGGAATAGCCGCACCGTCAGGTACAGATAACGTCCAATGGCGATTGACCTATGTCTTAATGAGAGATGATACAACCTTGGACGCTGTTACGGTAATCGATACTGCCGACACCGCTATAGACAGGCAATATGAAAGTTACAGGTCTGATTTTGCGGCCATTACGGGGGCGACATCAGGCAATAATGGTTCAGGCGTAGCGATAGGAGACCAATTATTATTCACTATAGAGAGGGTGGCTGCTACGGGCGATGCTTATGCTGGCGACGCCTTAGTTGCTACAATAGGGGTTCATTACGAACTAGACACCGTAGGCTCAAGATTAATAACTACTAAATAGGAGATTATCATGGCTAAATCAGGAACACCCAAACGAGACGGAAGCGGCAAAGGAACAAGGGCTAATCGTGGCAGAGGTGGTTGCAAGACTACCAGAAAGAAAGGGAAATAATCATGTCAGATATTAATTTAAACGTACCAATTCGCGACATCAACGTGCCAGTAGCAGTACCGGCTTTCTTGCGGTACAAGAAAATGCCGACCCATATAAACGAAGAGACTGGTCTTGAGGTTGACGACTTTGATACTGTAAAAGAACACGTGGAAAACGAAGCATCTGAATTTGTAAAACGGTGTGTAAACCGTGGGATAGACATGCTCAAAGCTGATGCAGGTCAAGAACATTTAACTGAATTATAAGGAGAGAAACATGAACAACGAAGAACTGAAACAAAAAGGGTATGACTTGTATCTTAAACTCGACGTACTCAATTCGCAAACCACACAAGCCGTACAGGAACTTAATGCCGTAGTGCAACAGCAACAGAAATCAATTAAGGAACCAAACGATGAGCGAGTATCTGAAGAATAACGTACTACCGTTATTAACTATTGTTATTGTTGTTGTTGGTTTAGTCACCACCTCTACTAAGAGTGGGTTCGTTGAGGGCGTTACCGAGCAGAGGGTGACGCACCTTGAGCAGGAAGATAAGGAGATGTGCGATAACATCGCCTCCACCCGAACAGACCTAACCAACCTCCAGAGTGAGATGCAGTTCTTTCGTGGCACATTGATAGAAAAGGTAGACTCCCAAGGCAAGAGTATGGAGGAGTTTAGTCGGCGACAGGAACAAATGATGGATATGCTAATAGAAAAACATAAATAGTTCTTGCATTATGTCAGAGATGTGTTATTCTGTATACAGTTCGGATTATGTGTATCCTTTTTGTATCCAGTGGTAAATTGCTTGACAGATAATCAGAAGAGGACATGAATGGTCAACTAATTAACTACATATATGTGTACTAAATCAAATATTTGTCTACATATATATAGTATATTACACATTATGTAATAAGCAATTTACTTATTACAAGTTAATTATCGGCATACGTTTGCTGAACGTAATAGAGTAATATTAGAACAAGGAGAGAAATTATGAAGTACGTAGAAATAATAGAAGATGCGTTTACTCCATTGATGGACAATGTAAATTGTGGCCAGTTCTTCAAGTATGAGGGCGACCTTCATGT